GCGCGCTGATGTCGGACACTGAAGTACCGACTAGAGAAAGCTGCTGAAGAGACGTCAGACCAGCAAGCGCGCTGATGTCGGACACTGAAGTACCGACTAGAGAAAGATGCACAAGAGACATCAGACCAGCAAGCGCGCTGATGTCGGACACTGAAGTATCGCGGAGAGAAAGCTGATGAAGAGACGACAAACCATCAAGCACTCTGATGTCGGACACTGAAGTACCATTGAGCGTGAGCTGCTGAAGAGACGTCAGACCAGAAAGCGCGCTGATGTCGGACACTGAAGTACCATTGAGAGCGAGCTGCTGAAGAGACGTCAGACCAGCAAGCGCGCTGAGGTTGGACACTGGAGTACCGTTGAGAGTGAGCTGCTGAAGAGACGTCAGTCCACCAAGCGCGCTGAGGTCAGACACTGAAGTATGGTTGATAGAAAGGTGCAGAAGAGACGTTGCTCGCGAAATCGACGGCGGTAATTTGGTAAGTTCGGCAAGGCCAGATAGATCGAGCCTCGTCTCAATCGTCGACCTAGGTACACGCAAAATATCTTCGATACGAGCCTCTACCTCTTCATATGCATTCCTTTCCTCTTCGGATGCGAATGCAGGTTCAAACTCGCGCTGGAATTCTTCCGACCCGTGTTTTACCGTGGTTGCTTCAAAACGCTTAATCTCGTCTTCCAGCTCTTGAACAGAACTTACCTGCTCCAGCGCTTTGAGATGCATGATCTGTGCAGAGGAAAGCCGAATAAAGCCGGGTATCGATTTATTCATTTCTTTCTAATCGCTTTCAAGTAGGGGCCGGACAACAAGCTTGTAACGTCCAGATGCGTTTTCAATGAGCGCTTGCTCCAAGACTCTTCGTCTTTGCTCCTCTATCCTTTGCGCCAATGCTTCATCTATTTTTCTGGGTGTTTGGCTATCAATGGTGTTTTTGATGTCACCAATCTTAAGATCGTTCTCATCCATAAGAATAACGAAGGTATCCATTTCGGTAAAGCGCCCAGAAAACGTACCAAGAGTGCCCTCAACAACATCAGCTGAGGCAATATCTGAAACGTCCCATAGAGTAACCGATGGGTCGCCGGTTTTTCCGAGAAATCGGAATGGCGTGGGTTCCTGAGTATTATCTGTTTCGTCAAACTCAACTTGTCCAAGTGTTACAATCTGCACCTGACAACGATCTGGAATGAGTTGTACCGAATATAGACCCGTTTCGTTGTCTTTTTCACCAAAGCGCACTGTCTTGAAGCCACTTCGCAATGTTACGCCATGCGTTCCCTTGGATTGCACGCCAGGTTCAATCCGGTTTTTTGTGCGGTCCTCTGCAGAAAGCGTGTGTTCGGCGTTTATAAACTGTGCTTCCATCACAAAGGCCTGCACGCGATCGTCCACGAGCTTCAACTCAACATTGAGCGCACGACCAGCCCTTTTTATGACAGCTATTTGTGTCTCATCGAGCGACCTCTTTCCGTCGAGGTATCCTCTAACGGTTTCTGGTTTGTATGTTTTACCTGTCTCAGCATCTGCCGTCTTTTTCGAGAGTACAAACCAAAATTCATCTTTGGATCTGGCAATATCTTTTGCCTTCAAAGCTTCAAACGCTTCATTGATTGATGTCTTGCAGAATATCCCCATGGATTGGTCACTCTCGGCATTGTCACGCCACAACAATACAAACGCGTTCAAGAACTGTCATCCTGAATGAATGGTATGGATTGGGACCAAATTTCCCAATTGGGATCGCCCGTTACCAGGCTGGTTTTCGTTTCCTGCGCATCGCTCCTGAATGAGCTGCAAAGTCACAAAGTCCTCGTTTTGGGAAACCAACAGTCTGCATCATATCCGCTACATGAGGTGCGCGCCTCCCAACGCAAAACTGGGAGTACCCAAATGGAACTAATGACGGCATATCTAAACATGGGCGCTGATGCAGCGGTCATACTATCCATGATCATTTTGATCACCCGGAAACAATAAAAACGGGGCTATCAAGCCTCAACACTTATGAAATGGAACGCACGCGTTCTGTTACATCGCTGACGGTGCAGAAGTTGTTACTTCTGCACCTATCACTCAGGAATTTAAATTGAATCTTTGTTCGCCCAATAGAACCCCGTCGCACCAACACCGCCATTCGGCGTTTCAGTTGGCTGGGTTCGCCGCCTCAGTCGCTCCGTTTGTTTGGTGAATACTCTCACCCGTGCCCGAGGGGTCCGACGAATCGTCCTGATGATTTGGTAACGCAGGAAGCTCGACAGCGTCAACAGGGACGCTCAACGGGATCTGCCCGCTTTTGCACTCGATATACCCGTCAAGCCGCTGCTTGGCCCTGTCATAGCCGGTATAGGTGTAATCAATCCCGCGCCATGCCCCTTTGACCAAAGCAAGCTTTGAGCCTGTCGGCAGATCAGCAATCACGGCGATGAAGCCTTCAGGGATCGGCTCACCTTCAAACGTCCCATGTGAGACGTCGATGACCTCGCACAGATCCGCCTTGCTGACGCGCGTTGCAGATCCGTTTTCACTAAAGCAAACAAGACCTTCAACACCATCACATGAAAGGACATCGTCAACGCATTGCCCCTTGTCGCGATCAATTCCTGCGAACAGATATCGCACAAACATCGGCCTTTTCGTGGTGTACGTTGAACCCTGTTTCTTTTTGCTGCTCGCCCCGTATGAGCGCTCAATGCATTCAATCGGCAGGTAGGCCAATATGCCTTTTGCCATCAGACCATCATGCGCCCTGCGTTCGCATTTCGGGTTTGTGTGGATAACAACCCATTCGACAGAACTGCGGCACACAAGAGCCTTGAGCAGGTCGACGTTGTAAACGGTATCGGGGCGTTTGATCTTGTCCCTACTCATTCTGCTGCCTGCCTTTCTGTGAGTTTTGCGTGTTCCACTTCGAAGCGGGCGAGAGCCGCCCTGACTGCGTCGAACGGCGTCCGATGCTCGCCATCATCGCCGGGCGGTGCAGGCATCCAGACCCATTCGGGGCAATCCCTGTCAGGCCCGAACCACGGCCAGCCCTTCTTTTCGTGAAGATCACGCCATGCAATCCAAGCCGATGAATTGCGATGCACCTTCCCGAACAGATCAGCTAATGGCGCCAATGCCGGATCGCCTGCTACGCCAGCACGCCTGCGGATCGCCCGATCGTGCATGCTGCAGACTTTCGGCCATCCGAACTTCGCCAACCGCTCAAGGTTGACCCGATCGGCAGCTTCGCCGCCCTTTTCGATCTCAAGTTTCTGGAAATTGGTGAGCACCGGCATTTGGCGCAAAGGCTCGCTCATAAGCTCGCTCAGCCGCACCGCGCCCCACATTTTACCGAATGGCTTTGCGATCGCAGTTTGCGCAGCTTCTTCCTTGCCAAAGTTCTCGGGAACGTCGTTCCAAAGCTTTTCCCGGCAATAGGTCGAAGGTGCAGGCACATGGTCCCGGCCCTGCGACCTCAGGAGCGCAAACCAGTCATCGCGCCGTTCGATCGCAAGATCCTGCTCAGCCTCGCTCAGATGCTCGAATGCGCTCCTGGCTTTTTCCTTCGGCATGCCCTGCAGGTTCGGCCAGTTCTTCACCAGCTTCCAAAACAGCTTTTCAATCTGTTTTTCAGATCGAAGTTCAATCTCTCCGTCTTCGCGCGCTTGCGCGCTTCCGGGTTGAGTTCCTGGTTCTCTTACAGGGTTAGTGTCCGAATTTCGGACACGGGAATCGTCGTTTTTCGGACACGGGATTGGCTCTTTTTCGGACACGGGATCGCGCTTAATGCCGTGTCCGGATTTCGGACACGGGTTTTGGGGCCCTGCCGTCTCGAAATCGGCTTCAAAAGCCAGTCTATAGCGCGTGTTTTTCTGCTTCTTCGTGTCCTTGTGCCAGCGCTGTTCGCGCCGGATCAGACCGCGTTCTTCAAGAGTATTGAGATGCAGGTTCAGCGTCGACCTGCTCATTTCGCAGTCTTCAGCCAAGCGCTCCTGGCTGGGAAAGCAGCCAAGATCATTGTTGTGCCGGTCGGCAAGATGCCAGAGAACCACCTTCGTTGCGGGTTTCAGACCACGCTGCTCAACAGCCCAATTGGTCGCCTTGTGGCTCACAGAGCGCCCTCCTGCTCTTGCGGCAACACAGAACTAGACGCCGTCGTATCATCGGGAAAATCAAAGGCGAGCGTGACTTTCATCAAGCCGCCAATGTTGGAAGCCTCAAGCAGGCCCTTGCGCCGCAATTCCATGATCGCGGTCCAGATCTTCAGCATGTCGACTTGCAGATGCGACGCGAGCCCGATCGTCGGTAGCGTCAAAGGCCCGCTTTCGTGCTTTGCGGCAAGCGCCATCAGCACCTGACGGCGCAGGCATGGATCGGGCATGTCAAATGCCGACGCCTGCCGCGTTGCCCAGATTTCAGCTTGGTCGCTCATGCGGCAAGCCCCTGCGGAAATTTGTTGCAAGAATCCGCTGCAAACCCCAAGCTAGCAGCACAACGAGGGGTTGACCTATGATTAGAAAACCCACGCCCGACGAATTTGCTTACGGCGCAATGCTGCTTGGGACACTGCTGGTTGGCATACTGCTTGGCGTTTCTTTCGCTAACGCAGAAAGACTTCGCGAATGGATTGGCGCTTTTAGTGGGTGGGCGGCAGCAATCGCAGCAGGTGTAACACTGGTTTACTTGCGCGCCACACTCGAAGCCACCCGACAGCAAGCCGCACAGGCCGCACTGCAAAACGACATTGCAACCGGGAACCTGCCAGCCAACATTTTTGTTGAAGAGAGCATTGGGCGCGGAGAAGCCGCAACCGCCTATCGCGTCGTTATCGAAAACCAAAATTCTCGCGATTTGGTCGTCAAGAAGATCGCGCTCGCGCATCCAAAAGCTGGGAAACTTTGCGTCTTTGACAGAAGCAATAGTGAGCTTTTGCGGGACAAGAAATATGAAGATCTGGAGCTGCTCGAAGCCTATACAGATGAGATGAGTGTTCGGGGTTGGATTCGCCAAAATGAGCCCAAAAACAGCACCGGGCGTACTTTTTACATCATCATGGATGACAATCAGGCACACAATGGTGATGCTTCTTTTGAGGTCACTTTCGTCTTCAGAGGCGACAACGAATTCACTACGGAAGTAGCAGACTTCAGACCCGTTAACTGACATCACTCTGAGCCTCCCGCCATGCCGAGCGCGTGAACGTAGAGATCGAAAACCGCATCCTCCTCTTCGCGCTCATGTGGTTGCTTTCGCCGCCACGCGATTACACGCTTAAGGATCTTGACGTCGAATCCATTCGCTTTCGCTTCGGCATAGACGTCCTTCTTGTCATCGTTGATGACTTTCATTTCCTCTTCGAGCCGCTCGATGCGCTCGACAAAGGCACGCAGCTGGTCAGCCGCAACTCCACCCGGATCGCTCACGTCACGCTCCTATTGCTTGCTTGAGAAGAAAATTGTCGTTTGGTTGGGCCATGGGCTGCGCTTCTGGCGCACCCGCAAAAGGGGATGCCCCACGCGGCCAGAACTTGACGCCCCGGCCCTGCTCCGCCTCCGCCGCATGAAAGCGGTACCAGCCGCAGGAATCCTTTTCCGCGTGGTCCGTGCCTGGAAACCATTGGAGGCGCGGCAGCGGCACAAAGTCGGTCATGAACCCGCGAACGATCGGCGCCGCCCGCTCTGAAAACATCCAATTGCCGTAAAACAGCAGCCAGGTCGGCACCATCCTGGACCAGCGCACAATCAGCTCATGCAACAGCTTCCAGGACCACGGCGGATTGGTGACGATCGCATCCGCGCCGTTCAGGTCCGCAAAGGTCAGCTCGCGCCCGTCCCGCTGGATCACATGCCCCTGACCGCCCGGCAGATCCGGGTCGACCTTGATCTGCGTTTTCGGCTCAAGGTCATAACGCCCGAGACACTGCAACCCACCGCGCATCAGCGGCCCGACAACGTGCCCCCAGCCCCAGCAGGGTTCAATGAAAGTGCGAATGCCATCATGCTTCAAAAACGGCACCACAGGCGCCACCGCGCGCGGGTCGATCGTCAAGTATGCATCCTTCGCGATGCGGTCGCGGCTGGAACGCTTGCCCATTCAAGCGAACTCCCGACCGGAATTTGTGTCATGGGTGTTTTCCCGTGAAACACCTTCCACGAAATCACGCGGATCAACGCCCAGCACATGACCAAGAACGCAAACAGTTTCTGCGCGGGCGAAAATGTCTGGATGCGCTCGCTCCGCTCGATAAATCGTGCTGAAACTGACACCCGTGATTTTCTCTAAATCCCGTGGCGTGAGACTTCGCGCCTCTCGAGCTTCGCGCAAAGCTTCGCCAAGTTTTTCACGATCGAGCTTCATTGCGCCCCACCCCGAAAATCGACGATCAAGACAGGCTCACCGTGGCGCGTAGCGCGCACCAGACCGTTCCATGCGGCAATTTTCTCTTGTGTATCGGCAGATGAGTTCACGCCCGCCAGGACGGCGCTCACTTTCGTGACGCAAATTCCGGTTTCAGCCGCGATTAATTCGGAGGCGTCAGCAAACCCCGCAGGCTTGCCAAGCGACCGCAACCGATGCTGCGCCCGCGCCCAAGAAAACAGTTTCAGCGTGCGCCGGATCTCCACCGTCATGCCCAGAGCCCCCGCGACTGAAGCAAACGAAGCGACCGTCGCGCCTTCTCAGCTGGTTTCGACCCTGCGCGCGTAGTGTAAAGCTCCGCACAACACCCCGCGCAATAGCTCTTCCCTTCAACCACTGGCGCACCGCAATAGAACTTCTGCGAAATCTCGGTTTCGTTCTTGCCCCAAAGCGGGCGGCGGCACTGCCCGGCCTTCAGATCAAAAAGCGTCGGCTTTTCAGCATTCTGCGAATTTCCGGTTTCCGGGGCCGGAACTTTCGGCAGCGCAGGCGCAGGAAGTGCCCTCACGCGTGCACGCGCACGCGAGGCATTGGCTCTCGCCTCAACTTCCATGCGCTTTGCGCGCGCCGAAACAACGGCTGGAAACGTGTGCAGCTGATGCCGGTTGATGATGCCGAGAACATGGTTCTTGCCGATCGGGCCATAGATGATCGAAAGCTGCGCCGCCGCTTCGGCAACACTCCGCCCCTCGACCAGCTGGCCTGCAACGGCGTCACGTTTTTCGTGCGCCGTCAGGTCCGCCCAGACCAGCTGGCCAAGCGCGTCTTCTGCAAGGCTCATGACCCCCTCTTTCTCTGTTTCGCAATGTCTCGGTAGTGGCGAGCGGCTGTCTCAAACATCAGAGCTTCCGCCAGAAACCCCTGGCGCGTTCCCGAGCGCAGTGGTTGAAGGTCGGCACTGGTGAAAAGATCCAAAAAGAAGGTGAATCGGCGAAGATCCGCGAACTGAGAGACGAGTATTTTCCGCTGGACTGACATCATTCGCCCTCCCCGCGCACGGTCAAAAGCTGCTGTTTCAGCTGGGAAAGGTCATTCAACAGGCGTGGCACGAGGCCTTGCGCCTCATCCTTGAACTCGTCTTGTGAGATTTCACCGGCAAGCAAGCGGCTGATCAGTGTCGGGAAAGCCCAATGCCGCGCGCCCACGGCCGCAAGTTCCAGATCCGGGGCGGACGTGTCGCGGTCCGGTTCAGGCACGCGCACGAATGTTCCGCCGGCCATCTCGCAGAGCGCAATCAACAGCGGCGGCACTTCTCCCCGCTCGCGGCTGTCAAGCACGAGGTCGGCGAGTACATCGACCGGCATGAACGTATCGCGGTGCCGATCATTGCCGGTGTTGGAATAGTCGTTGAGCGTCTTGCGACCGACACGGGTGATATCTGCAAAGGCATCCAGACCGCCCGCCTGCTTTATGCTTCGGTGCGTTGCAACTTTTAGCCGCTGCCGCACCGGATCATTGACGCCGCCAAAGCCCGTCATACATCCACCCCCACTTTTTCTCGATTTTGTGGGGATGACTGAGGCTCGGAAATTAAAGATGATGCCCCTGAAACATCAAAACCAAACAGATCACCTGCCGTAACAACGCCGTTTGTCGCTCGAACGATTCGACTTGCAAGCGCTCGGCCTGGGAAGCGTTTGCCGCTGATAATGCGGCATATGGTGGAAGGCGTAGAACCGACTGTTTCAGCAAACTCAGTTTGTGAAATTTTGTTGACGGTCAAATATGTCTCAAGGCGTGACATAGCGGCAATTATTGCCGCAATATTTCCAAAGAGGCAACATGCTTGATCAAAAACATGATGATTTTGATTGCCAAATAGGCCCTAGTACATTGTTCCTATTTGGCAATAATAAATGTATGCACAAGAGCCCAATCAAACTTGCCAAGCAGATCACTGGCTATACGCAAGAGCGACTTGCCGAAGAATTAGGTATTTCGCCTGGGCATCTATCCCGCATGAGCAACAGCAAACGCCGGATAACGACGGACTACATTGAGCGCCTCGCAAGCGTTTGTGACGTCACCACGGACGAGTTCTATCGACTGCTCGGCACCGAGCCAGGAGACGTTGAAAACGCTTCCGAAAACTTGGTTGGTCACACAGCGAACGAACCACTTGTGCTAAATCCAAGCGTTTTTAAGAAAGCGTATGAACGCGCAAAGGCAATCGAAAAAACCACCTTGGGTGGCAGAGGTTCGAATGCCGATTTCGCAGTAATTTTTGACGAAGTTTACGCTGATTTTTCCGAACAAGAAGGCGACTAACTATGTGGCGCCCCGATTTCATCGCACTGTACAGGTGTAAAAAGCCCTACAACTTAGAAGACACACACTCGGATAATCTCGCGTGGATCAGGCAGGAAGAGTGCTACGGTCTCGCAAAAAGCTTCTCTCTCGCCGTGTCAGGCCATGAGCGATACAGTGACCTCAAAGGCGATGAAATACTGAGGTTCGACGATCTCCTTAGACCTTTCTTGATGGCTTCGCAGAAACAGCGCAAACTGTTGATGCAACGCCAAGAGCAAGTCGCAAGACGACGAAGAAAATGAACGGTCTAGTCATAGAGCAACCCATCAAGATTTTGACGCAATCTCGGCTAGACGAGTTTGCCTGTACTTTGCTTTCAAAATGGCAGAAATCCGAGGGCTATCTGACAGGAGATTTTGTTGTCGATGTCGAGAAGTTGGTAATCCTTGATCAGCCGTCAGCAAATCAGCCATCTCCTGAAATTCTTTTTTGCGGCGAAGACGCTTTAGCGTCCCGAACCATTGGAGACAGCTGGTTAATCCAACCTGTCAAGGCCGAGGCATTTGAATACGAATTCAGATGTTTAATCGGCACCCACTACAAAAAAGCGCAAAAGACAAATCAACCAGTTCTAGGCCTCGTTTCAGCGCCTACCTTCGTCAATCAGAAACTTTTTAATTTCAACTATGAACGGCTTATTTTGCCTATGAGGACAGCCGGCGGCTCTCAATTTCTATACTGTTATAGTTTTTTGCCGACGGTCACAGATCGTAGGTCAGCTCCCGCACGACCTGGCGTATTCCTCGGCGATCAATTCCTACAAAATACACATCCCGCAAATCAACTTGCTTGGGAGGAACACGCCATTCAATTCCTCTCGGATAGACGATCGTGTATCCCCAACGCGCCGCATAACCAGCAAGTACTTTGTCAGGGCGCATCCAGCCATATGTTAACTCAGGCTTCCACTCATCATAGGCCATGAGGATCAGTAGCCTTTGGATCAGGCCTAAGAGATCGCCACCCCGATAGTCTTTGGCGATCCAGCCGTCTCCAATGTAAGAAAATGGTCCAGTTATTCCGCTGGCATACAAGCAGCTATTGGGTGCCATTTCTGCGAAAACGCCATCCTCTTCCGCAGGATATATTCGGGACCAATGAGCAGACAGGAAGTCTTTTAGGTCCCAACCTGGACGATCGTCATAACGGGCTCCACACATACCTATTGGCAATCCAGCCTCATTATAGGCAGCAATTATCATTGCCTGTTCGGGCGATATGTCATTCATGTTTCTTGCAAAGTGCGGCCCAAGATCACCCTTACCGATCTGCTGAGAAACAAGCTCCATTTCTGAGATTTGGTTTAGAAGTCGAATTGACCTCACTCCAGAAACTGCCATTGCCTGCGATCGCAAAGACTCGCATGCAGAATGAATGTCGAGCTTGTTTATCGATCTGGACAACTTGAAACCCCGCCTCGACCCAGAACCCGCCAAAAGTCCGCAGAACATTAGACAATATTGATCATCAAGCGAACCCAAACGTACGCATTTTCAACAGTAGCTAGAAATTGTCTTGCCAAATAGGCAATTTCCTGACAATTATTGTCATGCGAGGTGCGCAATAATGACATATGCAATGAAAACGTTGGCAATGAGTGTTGCCTTATTGGAAAGTCAAAACAGCGAACTGAAACTTGGAAAGGCCACCTGTCGTGAAAAAACTGATTGCCCGATTTCGAGCCCGTTTCGTATTTTGGCTTCTTCCGGACATCGAAGGGCATCTGATCATACGGTCGATGAATTTCAACAAACGGTCAGTTGGCCCCGAAAGCAAGTATCGGGACCCCGCCGAGTTCATCTATCCGCGACTTTATCCGGAAGGGTACAGCGACCCCTTTATCAAAAAGAAAAGTCCCGGTACGAAATCCGGCCTTCCCGCGCCTCGAGTGCCATATCAGCATCTTCAATAATTTCTAGGAGTGAGTGGAGAACTCTGAATTCTTCGTGCGGGTCGCCACGCAGGCCGATCAGAAACCTGCACCACTTAACGAGATCATCGCGATCCAGATCGTGGTTCATCTGCGCGTACGACAAGAACATCGAGAGAAACTCTCGTAGGTCACCCTGCTCGCGCTCCAAAAAAGAAACCCTTTCTTCAAGCGTGCGTTCTTGGTTGTCGGTTCCAGCCATGTCTCTTCTCCAGTATGGTGTGGTTGGACAAGGGCGCGCTGTTCAGGCCAATGACAGCGCGCCCACTCATTCCACGGTTAAGTTGGACGAGAAGTTACAATCTCAGGCTGCAGGAAAATTGCAATTAGAGTTGGTAGCGTTTCCCCACAATGCACACGCATGAGATGCAACCATGACAGCCAGTGTGAAGAACACTCTTTCGGCAATCCGTGTTCTGGAACAGGCGCTGCATGAAGCCGAAACCCGGCAAGGCCCGCCGAAAAAACTCCTGTGCATCGCCTTCAATCTGAAGACGCTGCTCAACTCCGTTTGTAAATGCGTTGACAGCCTGGCGGCTCAGATCCGCTTCTACCAAAGCGCCAAAAGCCCGACCCGCGCGTTGATCGTCACCCATGACGATGGACGCGAGGAATACGTGAGCGGTCAGAAAGTGCAGACGCTCTGCCTGCACCTTCCCGATCAGGCAGAAGACGCAGTCATATTTGGCAAGCCGGAAGCCTTGAGCGCGATCGCCGCCGCTCTTGCCGCGTCCGGACAACAAGTCACCGGCCCCGCCCAGATCCACGATCTTGCAAAGCAGCTCGGAGCGACAGCACCGGGCGCAGAAAGGCAGCGCCAGCCATGAGCAGCAGCCTAATCGAACTCATTCGCAGCACAGCCCCCTTTGCGCTCATGTCGCTCTCCGGGCTTTGCATCGCCATCATGTTTTTGAATCTGCGCAAGGGCAGCAATGCCGACGCGCGACCCAGCTTCGGCCATTGGCCGGACACCGCGAAGCGGACCTCCCCTCAGACCGTTCGGCTGGAAGCAGCCGCGCGACGTCTGTCCCTTGGCCTCGCCGTTGGAATAGCCACCGGCGAGGCCCTTTTCTTTCTCTTTCCTGGGGAATCAAATGAGAGAACCGGTTGAGATGTTGAGCGCTCGCGAATTGGAAGCTATTTCCAGTGACACAGCGATCATGACAATCAAGGAAGTTGCGGCGGACACCAAGCTTGCCGAACCGACGATTTACGAACTGGTTCGCAAGAAGAAGTTTCCGGCGAGCTTCAGCCTGATCGGACGAAAGAGTGTCTGGCTTAAATCAGAGGTCGAATCTTGGAAGCGATGGCGCATTGAAACCGCCAAAGGCAAAGAGCGCTGGCAACCACCCGTTACTGACAGCTGATTGCCGCAGCACGCACACCTGGGGTCAGGAGCCATTAATCTCAACGATGCCGAATGACTGCTTGGAAGCCAGTGTGACTAATGCTGCGCCGCACCAATGCGTTTTTCCGCAGTCTGGGTAAAGTCTTTCCAATAACAACGAGGTTTCAATTCGTTTTTTTAGCTCTAGTCCCTCGGTACTGGACGTGAAAAAGCACTATCGCAACCCTGTAGCTTCCCTTAAACAGTGTAACGCTATGAAGTACTATGCTAAAATTCAAGGCTAAAGTCAGAACCGGAGAGCGTAGTGTCAGACAGCAGCAGCAATTACACAGTTTCTCGCCGGAGTCTCCTTCAAGCGCTCGCATTTACACCCGCGTTTACAGTCCCAGCAGTTTGGCCAATTCAAGCCGCTGCGGATGCTCTAGTTGCGCTAAAAGGTGCCAACTTGGCCTTAGGTGCCATAAGTGCTTTCGCGCGCCCAGGCAACGGCCTAGGCGCTATGCTTCGTGCTCAAATGCAAATGCTGCAACTTATCTCCATCCAATTGAACAATATTCACATTGAACTCGCCAGACTTCATGAGACTATTAAAGACACGTCAGAGGACCAAAAAGCCTTTATAAACCAACGCTTCCTTGACAAAGAGACTTCCAACATATCGGGCGCAGCTCGCCGATACAGCGAAGCGCTTACAGCAAGTGGCGGTGATCCAGGCCATTTCACAATTCCCAGCGTCATGGCAGACATTGAAGACATTCGCAATGTTGTCGCTCAAACGCGAACTTCTATTCAGGGTGTAAATGGTGGATTAGGTGCAGATGCGAGTCTTGTTTTGCCAGTTTCATGTGCTGTGGAGATCGCTGTTCGGCTTCATCTCAATCAACCTACTTCCACGGTTAAGGAAACGCTCAACGGCTACCTAGATTGGCTAAATCGTATACTTGGTGATCAACCGGGGTCCATTTCTAGTGAAATGTCGTCTCTTGCATCAGAACACGACGAAACTGTCGACGATATCCCCGATTATCACTGGCTTTCAGAACAGATGCGAAAACAGTTAAAAGTTGGTAGCGATTGGAGAAATTTTGACGCCAATGAATGCTATCTTTTTGTCTCAGGCGTTGTCCCTGGACATAACCTAAGTTTCGATATTGCAGAAGGAATTGAGCCATATGCACGGCAGAATCTTGACGTGTACACATACTCGCGGAGCGTTAACTTCTCTCGTAATTTGAACGACGAGCTGGGGGCTTATCTATTTGAAGTCGACTATGCGAATTCGGGCATCCGAGGGGTTTCCATTACCCTCCGAGGTGGCCGTACCCAAGGCTTCCCACCCCACAGGTTTAGCGAGTGTCGCAAGACAAATCGGGCTCCCGCCGGTCCCCGTATGAGAAATGCTTCACAAGTAATTGAGTACATTGAGAATACTGCTCTGCATAAAGAATTTAAGTCGCAGGAGCGAGAGTTCGCGTCTTTCATAACATTCCTCAACAAGTTTAGAGCAAAGCTTGCTTACCACGCGATAGCACGCGTTGTAGCAATTGAAACACGCAACGAAGTGCGCGCAAGATTGAGTATTATCTGATGGTAAGACACAATTTTTTCCGCATATTCAGTGTTTCTATCTGGTTTCTTGCGTCACTTCTTTTTGCCGATTATTCACTGGCCCAAGCACGATCACCAACACTGGAGCGTGTCAACTTCTACCGCGACGTAGGTAGGTTAATTCGACAAACGCGCTCTTACATCACTGACTCGTCGCGAAATGCTGCCGCAAAGAATGCCGTTGATGGACTAGGCAAAGAGATATCTGAGTATTTGACCTGGACCTCTGATCGAGGAGCGTTGATCGAAGTTCGGGTTGAGAAGCACCCGAATCCTGACATCGGTATTGCGTCAATCCTTGGCAGCCCCGTCCTGCTTGGATACGGTGATACGCCAACCAACGTTTTGGCGGCGTCAACATTAACGGAGCGTTTTCCGAGTCCTCGAGACGGGTTCATTGAAGCACCAGACCTAAGTTTTTTCATATGGGCTGAGCATCGAGAGTATTTCTTGGGTTTCCGCTCTGCGCTCCATTATGGTTACATTCCGTCAGAGTTCAGCGAAAAAATAAGAAGGGATGCGTTGCGGATACGTTCTGATCAAGGCGTTATCGATTCAATTCGAACGGTCCGTAAAGCAGCGATCCGGCGCTCAGCTGTAGAAAGGCTCGCGGAGCTCGCTGACGACGAAGCTCAAGCGCTTCGTATTAGAAATATTTATGATTCTATTGCCAGTAATCAAGAAATAATTTCTAGTATTCAAAATCAGCTAAATCGCGATTTAGAAGACTTGCGTAAGGCTAATGACCTTTATGCTCGCATCAATCAGCTAAAAGCAATACTTGACGTCTCAATTTTTGTTACAGAATACAAGGCGTCTTTCCCAGAGGACGCTGAAGAAGTTGAAAATGTTCGCGATCCGGAAGTCCTGAAGGAATATGTAGAAAAAACACGCATTGAAAAGGATGGATATGTTATCGAAGGGGAAAGACAGTTGACACTTCTGCGCGACAATAATCAGAGATCATCTGCCGAGATAAGGAGTGAGCTAGTACAGAAGGGCGCGCCGCGTAATGTCCAAAAAGAATTCGAGCAGTAATAACATGCTCTCAAAATTTAACATAGGGAATTTAAATCGAGACTCATATTTGCCCAAAAGAGCTCCCTATATCTATTTGTTTGGAATTAGTTTTATCTCTTACTTTTATCATGAATTTATTTATTATGTGCATTTTCCAATAGAATCGCGAAATCATGATTGGGGTGGGCTTATTCATCTTGATTATCGACTTATTGGGGCAACTCTGGTATTCTTAATTACATACTTTTTTGGAACAATTACTCTTATTTTTTTCAGCTTCCGTAAAGGATTTTTTTCATCAACTATTAAGAAGCCGCAATTTATTTTAGGCTGGATTATGGCATTATTATGCACAGGAATTCTAATATTTACCTAATAGTTTCAAAGTACTTTGTAGTTGGCACCAGCGAGTCAAGCAATCTAGCGGTTATTTCGAAGCGAAATCATCAATAACAAGAAGAAGAATTACTGCCGTGTCCCTTGACTCGGTCATGCGCCACTACGGGGATTCAGACTGTGTGAACGGTATGGTTCAAATACGCAGGAGGAATTGCACATGTCTGATCACTATTGGCTAACTAAACCCAGCTTGAGCGTATCCAACAATACTTCCCACGATCTCGTGGAATTCGGTTCAATTTCGCTCTTTTTATGGCAACCCTTCACGCCGCAGTGTGGTGGTGCGGCTGATGACAAGCGCCCAAAAGGGGCGAAGTGAATTGGATTCTTGAACAGCTAATGGCCTGGATCGTGGAAATCCTGCACATTACGGCTTCATCAATCGCCAGCACTTTCAACGAAAGTTCGACATCTTCGAACCGCACGCTGTAATCGATTTTCGGCAGTACCAGAAAAGGAACCCCGGCGCGATGGAATACGACAGAAGCCGAAAGGCATATATCGCCAGATCGAAGGCGAGTTCTAACTCTAAGCTTATGTGCTATTCTATTGGAACCCAGAAATTGAAATTTCCGTTTTGGGTTCCAATTGGGTTCCACAACATCTCATCTCGCCACATAGCACGACAGCGGTCAGTACACTCAATTGCCTTTTAATCCGCAGTTATCTGCGATAAATATATGCCCACTGTAGTTCCGCATAGTGGGCAATAATGATCGCAAAACGACTTTTAATCAGTAGGTCCAGGGTTCGAACCCCTGTCGGCTCACCAAAAAA